TGCACTAACAACGAGTAGAGCATTAGCATCAGGAGGCGGTGGCGGAGGAGCAGCGACACAAGGATCAGCGTTTGGAAAAATTGGTGATTTCTTTACAAGGCAAAGAGTGGCTGATGGAAGAATTATTCCTGGAGAAAGAGAAATAGATCCATTTAAAGCAGGTTTAGGTATTGGTGCTATAACGTATTTATCAGGAGCATTTGAACCAAAAGATGTTGATGTATTTCAACCAACTTACAATTTAGGTGTTGCAAGATTAGCAGCAGAAAGAGGAGACTTTAAATATATTGATCCCGTGACTGGACAAGAAAAAGCTTATGAAAAAGTTTACATACCAGAAGCAGACCCAAGAAATCAAGGCACATCCAGACTTGGGCCATATGCTGTAGAGCGTACTACATTCAAAGCTAAAATTGGAGGTCTAGCAGAAATAAAAAAATTTAATGAAGGTGGTATAAATTATTTACCATCAAAACAGTCTCATGATGAAAATGATCCAACAAATTATGTAAGAGCAACAGGATATGTTGAAGACGGATCAGGAACAGGAGACAAAGATGAAGATACTATGTTAGCTCAATTAGCAGATGGTGAATTTGTAACAAGAGCTGACGGAGTTTTAGGTGCAGGAATAATTAATGGTGGAAATCCTAATAGCATGAAAGACATGAGAGAAAAAGGAGCTGCATTTTTTTATGATCAACAAAAAAAATATAAAAGAGTTTTTGACTTATTAAAGGAGGCCAATGGCATCAACAAGAAAAAAAATTAAACCACTAGTAAGTGTCATACCTGTAGAGCCTAAAGATATTGAGAAGTTTTGGCCACTAGCAGAATTTTTAGTTTCACAAGCTTTAAAATATTCTGGAGAATATGCAGACTCAAAACATATTTATGAGATGCTAAAAAAAGATATGATGCAGTGTTGGATATTTTTTGGATCCGATGAAATGGAAGAAAATAAAGTTTTTGGTGTGGGAGTAACTAGAATAACGGAGATGCCAAATTATCAACAATTAGAAATTGTAATATGCACTGGGAAGAGAAGAGAATTATGGGAAGATCAATTTGTAGATCAAATTACAAAATTTGCAAAATTTAATAAATGTAAAAGGTTATGCATTTGGGCCAGACCCGGTTGGGAAAAAGTTTCTCAAAAATGGGGATGGGAAAAGAAACACGTACAATTAGAGAAATGGTTAGATAAATGAGTTTTTTAGGAGGCGGAGGCCGATCATCACAACCTAGTACACCAGCTA